CCATTCTCTCCGCTGGAACTGCGATAGTGTCCCGTGTCAACGCGGTGTTAAGGTTAGGCATCGCGACATGTAGCACCGGCCTCGTCTCGTCTCTTGTAAACAAGGTGGACTCTGGCCTTGTCACAAGGACTCTTGACGTCGCTTGTGCCACCACTCTACTAGCCATGGTTGGCTGTTTTACGGCGGCAGCCACCCACCCCGGTAAGGCCATGGGAGACAACCTGTGGTCCCTGGGGATGAATCTAGCCATTCCCGCTACACTCGCTCTTCTGAGCTATCTTTCCCGTTGCCAGTTCACACACCACGACAACCTCGCTTTCGTTGATGAGGTTCCAATGGGTGATGATACCGCTCACGTCATCACTCTACAGGACCGTGTCGTGCTTGATCCCATGTGTAATCCCCCAAAGACTGGAATGAGGTTAGATAGTCCTTTCGTGTGCTATTGGGCACGCGTACTCAGATCTGAGATGAACTACCCGAGAATGACCCAGAGCAATGTCATGGTTGCTCAAAATAAATTGGAGGCTTTGTGGCGTGAGCATGCGCCTGATCTTCGCCTCAAGGACAAAGCACTGTACAAGCACAGGGTGGTTGCTTTAAGTTTTGTGCCTACTAAGGAGGAAGCTGAGTCCGCACAGTTGATGAGGTGCGAGTCAGCACAGAGGCGCCGTTTGAATGTCGAGCGCCCAGTGATCTCAACGTCGGCGTGGGGCTTTGAAGTAAGGGCCCCAGCGTTGGCGGATTTTTAAATGTCTCACCAGTGACGTTGCTTGAGGTTAAAACCTTACTCAGGCATCCGAAGGCGTCACTAAGAAGGTTTCTTCGCGATAAGCCCCGTAAGCTCAAAGTTATCGCGTTGGGTGGGCTGTTTCCCGAAACGTTTACGAGTTTCAAGCAAACGGTGGAGGTGGGTTTAACTGTCTTGATGGAAAGGGTCTACTACCACATCATTGATGGAGTTCCTCAAATCCCATTTCGTCCTACCACCGAAACATTCAAGGAGCTTCTGTCACCGTTCCGTCGGGCGTTCTCGAAGTGCAAGTACACGATCCCTGCGTGGTCCTACGAACAGTACGTAGACTCGTACCACGGGCGTCGTCGCGCTTGTGCTCAGAGGGCGGTCGAGCGGATCCTGACAGGAGGTGTTGGCGCAGCAGTTAAAGGGTGGGCCCGCATTCGTGCCTTCGTGAAGCATGAAAAATTGCCGGTAACCCCGCACAAGAGGATGGTACCCAGAGCCATCCAGCCGCGCCGACCCGAGTACAACGCCTTGCTCGGGCGTTTTATTCGTCCAGCCGAACCGCACATCTTCAAGATCCTCCAGAAGATAAGTGGGTCCGACACACCAGTTGTAGGTAAGGGCATGGACACGATCACCCTTGGAGGGATCGTGGCACAAAAATGGGGTAAGTTTAAGCGACCTGTCGGCATTGGGTTTGACCAATCCAGGTTTGACCAGCACATTTCTGCCGCGGCCCTGAGGTTTGAACACGAATGTTACACCTCAATGTTTGCTTACTCCCACGAACTTGCATCGTTGTTGCGTTTGCAGCTTGAGACACATGGGACCCTGCTGTGTGATGATGGTTCAATCAAGTACTCGACTGACGGCGGCCGTTGCTCAGGAGACATGAATACTAGTCTCGGCAATTCACTCCTTCAGTTCGCTATGATTTTCTCGTACGCGAAAACTGCCAATTGCTCGCGTTACGAAGTACTTGTGAATGGAGATGACTCTTTCATCATCACAGAAGCAGAACATGTGGAGGCCTGGAAAGGCTTTGGCGCGTTTTGTGAGCGTCTCGGGTTTAAACTCACTGTTGAGAGCCCAGTAGACGTACTTGAGCGTCTCTCTTTTTGCAAGATGCAACCGGTGTTTGTACCAGAACTTGGGTACATCATGGTTCGTCATGCCCCCTCTTGTTTCTCAAAAGACCTACACACCACAATGTCTATGCCGTCTAAGCGACACCATATGCAGTATCTTGCAGGCATAGGTATCGCTGGAACCTCTCTGTGTCCAGGCGTTCCAATCTGTCAAGCCTTCTATGAAGCTCTCAGTAAGCTGGACACCCCCATGAAGAGAGAAGACATTTGTGGAGCTGGATGGTTGCAGTGGGTGCGTTCACGTACGCCACACCACTTGCCCATCGCCCCAGAGACTCGCGTTTCGTTCTGGAAAGCCTTCGACATCCTGCCTGACCTCCAGGAGGCTTACGAACGTGAGTGTGAGAGACTTGTCGCCAAGGAGATCATCTGGCGGCAGTGAGGTCAGACATGGGGTCTGCAACTGTAATGGCCCAAAACACTCAGTGTGCTAACCAAAATGCCAAGAGACTGCACGGCGCCTCCTCGTGTTAGTTGCAGATGAACAGTCCCAGTGCCTTTCCTGGAATCCCATACAGAAATGACCAAGTTCCTTGATGAAGATGCGAAGAATTGGATCACGTGTGCTCTTGATCCCTATCATGACTACGTGGTCGGACTTGAAGGCATGCCTGACGAAGTCTCAATGAAAAGCTACGTCAGGGTGCACAACCAGACCCTTGTCGTGGGGGCTAATGCTGATGACGACAGTATCTCTGTCACTTTCAACGGTTCCCACGGTACTCCGTTCCAATACGGTACACTACTTACGGCAGGCCTTGCTGACACCGGAAACCCAACTGTTACCAATGGGCCATTCCTCGTGCTCAGGTCAGCAACTGGTGTGTCTCCTTGTCTGCAGACATACGCAGCTGGCACTGCCACGAATCTCGGAAATTTTGCTACGACACTCGACACAACGATCCCGAGTCGACTGATCGGAATTGGCATTGAGATTCACGACACAACACAGCCTTTGTACCAGAAGGGCAGCATTGTTGCTGCGCGCGTGCAAGGTGATGAGAGTTCCAGACAGGTGGTTCTCACGGATACCGCCGGTCTATTTGTTGCAGAACAAGCTCCAGCGCTTCATGCTCTCCCTCCTACAGTTGCCAAGATGATGAGCCTTCCAGGTGCTCTCACTACTGTGTCCAAGGAGGGAGCCTATGTTGTTCCACGACTCAACAATCCTGCGAAGCCTGCCGCCTTCTTTGATGGAGGTGACGCTGTCGCGCATTCTCTCATTTTTAGTGAAGTGGCTCTTGCTGCTGACAGCAGAGTTAACTACCTTGCCGTGTCTGGTGTCGATTCCGTGGAAAGTCAGAAGTCCATTTTCTCAGCAGTTCCCTCAGGTTTTGAAGCAGTGAGGATTTTCCTCACCGGTCTGTCTGCTGAGTCAACCTTCCGCATTACTTTCCGCACCATCGTGGAGTACTTCCCAGATGTTAGCAATCCGTCCCAAGCTGGCATCGCCACCAATTCCCCTTCGTACTGTCCAGAAGCCTTCGTGCAGTACCACCGCGCGGCGATTTCGCTTCCCGTGATGGTCCCAATTCGCATGAATGCCAAGGGTGACTGGTGGAAAATGGTTGTTAAAGCACTAGGCGTTGCTGGTGCAGCAGGACTCGCTTTTGCGGGTTACCCACAAGCTTCAAAGATCGCCTACATTGCTACCGATGCTGTTGGTCGCGTTCTTCAGCGCCCCAAAACCCCAGCACCTCAACGTCCCAAGGCCGGTAAGCGCGGAGCAGCACGCGCACCGAAGATGAAACGCGAATGAACCGCTTTCATGTGATCTCCGTCTACAATTTAACTGTTCTATGTTCACAGCAAAATGGGCTTGAGCAACCCTGG